ATTCTATAATAGCTTTTGTAAAAGATCCTTTAGGTATCATAAAACAATGGTTTGAACCTCTTACAGCTGATGTTCCTAAAGATCAAAAGCCTCAAACTTTATTCCAGAAAATATTTGGTACTATAGGTAAGATTGGCGATGTATGGATGAAGATTATTGGATTTTTTATTCCAAAAGACATTATAGACTTTGTTGCCCATCCTTTAGATACGATAAAAGGATGGTTTATTACCCAAAAGGAAGAAGCACTTAAAGCTGATGCTACTAGTCTAAAAAGTAAGATATTTACTACAATAGGTTCTGTTGCTACTATAGTTGGAGATTTTATTGGGTCCATTATTCCCGCATCTCTTGTAACTTTTGTAAAAGATCCTGTAGGTACGATATCGACTTGGTTTACTACAGAAAAGGCTGCAGCAAAATTAGCAGATCCTACTAGTCTAAAAAGTAAGATATTTACTACAATAGGTTCTGTTGCTACTATAGTTAGAGATTTTATTGGGTCCATTATTCCACAAGGTATTAAAGATTTTGTTGAAGACCCTATTGATGCAATTTTGAAAATGATAGGTTGGAAATCTGCGACAGACGCAGTAACAGGAACCGGCGCTATAGCAGCTGGAGGTACTCTAAGTATTATTAAAAAAACAACGCTTGACACTAGCAAAAAGAGTTTGTTTGATCAAATAATTGAAAAGATTATACCAGCAGGGTTACTAGAGTTTATTAAAAACCCCTTTGATTATATTATAAAAAATTGGTTTACTAAGGCAGAAGTTGCCGAAGTCGATCCCCTTGCAGCTGCAAAGCTGGCGGAAAAAAAGAAAGGAAGAAGTGAAAAAGCCAGAATGAAAATGGCCCACTCACTTTATGATTCTGTAGGCGATCTTGGATGGGGTGTTGGTTCTTTGTTTAAAAGTGTCATGGACCCAGAAGATATGTTATCCATACTGAGCACTATGGGGTTTGCAAAAGGCGGAACCTTCCCAGGCGGTCAGCCGATAATGGTTGGTGAACTTGGGCCAGAAATAATAATCCCTTCTGGTGGTGGACAAGTAATGAATGCTCAGAGAACCGCACAGATGCAGCAAGCAGGCATACAAAGAGGTATGGTCGGTGGTGCCGGTGGTGGTGGAATTACATCAATTAACACAGGTGGTAATGTTGTTAGTGCCCCAACCACCAACTATGTTAATAATGGAATCGCAGCTAGACGACCAATTATATTGGCCGCCTAGACTGCATTGTCGTAACTATTATTACTACTCGGCTTCAGCGAGCTTTTCAAAGTAGGACAAGGTATCTTCTTCCTCATTATCTGCGGCTACTTCAATACTAGGAGCAGGTTCCTCTTTTGTATCGACAGTAACCGCCGACTCAAAAGGGATATCCTCATCCTCCACAGTACCAACCATAGTTGTTCCACTAAGAACCGCATTTAGACGATTCTTGAGATCATCATAAGATTTGAAGTTAGTAGCCGCAGAAAACTCCGTAAGAGGATACTGCTTACCCCACAACTCTTCAATCTCATCATCATTATCTAACACGGCAGATGGCGCACTAAACTCTGACTTATCATAATTCCAATAGCCATCTACTTTACGAATCTTCAGTTTAAAATTCGCACCTTCCCAAAAATCAAACGGATTAATTGCCGTTTCATCTTCAAAAGCAGGCTGCATAGCTTCCATGATCTTATCAAAGATTTTCTTCCCGAAACGGAATAGGTATACATTACCTTCCTTTTCTGGATGCTTTGAATCACTAACAACATAAATGTTAGCGAAGTATTGCAGTTTACGCTTCTGACGCCGAGCAATTTCCTTATCAGACTCAATACCAGAGTTCCAATATGCAGAATTCATTTCTGCTACCGGATCATTTTGACTAAGAGTAGTAAGGCAATTCTCAATATACCATTGGCCTGTGGGGCCCTGAAACGCATGGCTCCAGACCTTTGCCCAAGGTAAATCTTCTCCCTTTACTGCTGGCAAGAAACGAATAACGGCATAACCATTACCTGTTTTATCAAGCTCTGGCTTCCATAAACGCTCATCTACATAAGACTTCTTATCTAGGGATTTGGTTTCCTCCTCGGCGGCACCGAGCAGTTTGCTTAACGAATTAGACTTTTTTAACGTAGCTAACGACATGTATATATCTCCTTATATTATCGTATGTTATCGTATGTTTATATTTAATCGTATGATTAATATACCATAATTTTCTGCTTTTATCAAGTTCCTTTCTTATAACTAGAAGTGTAGGTCGCGGGCAGTAACCCCACCTACTCTAACGCTTACTAGGAGCATCAGCATGCTTATTAATTCCATTAGCATCGCAGCGCTTCCCAACTTACCGGAAATAGTTTCTTTGCTTGCTCATCAATTTGATTTGCAATCATTCTGGTTTCAAGCTGTGCGTCATCTTTACATCGTAGATTACATACACGGGCAAATGCATATAATGTGCCGCTCCAATACCATTCAGTCATCATGGATTGGGGCAAAACCATTCTTGCTTGTTCTGGACATACACCTAAACGTAAAAAATATTCATATGTCCATTTTGCACTTTTCAACACTTGCTGATAATTATCAACCATTTGAGGTCCAGTGCCGGTAGAAGGATTGATATCAATCTCTTCTTCAGAGGAACCTTGTTTCTTATTTTCAGCAACACCACGCCATACTTCTGGTGTATAAAACTCTGGTTCAATATCTACATATCTGCGAGATACTTCATTCCATATCAGTCCTACTTGATGTTTTACAAGTTGTCGAGCAACGAAAACAGGAGCATGAATATGAAACTGGAGAGAAGCATGCCCAAAAGGGCTCCAATGATTATGCTTTGCCAAATAACGGATGAGTTTAGTATCTGCATCATCTTTAAATTCCTTATGTACTTTTGCAAATGATACTCTAGCAGCATTGACTACAGATAAGTCACTACCCATATGGTCTATTATTTTTACATCCATTATTGGTAATTATGGTTATGTTTATGTTTATTCGACCTTGTTTGGTGAATCGTCCGTCGTGCGCTCGGCGGTCGGATCGCTAATTTCTTGACTCGCTCCCGCAATTGATTATTTTCAACATTCATTTCTGCGAGATCATATTCAAGATTTTTCATCCGATTTGACATCTCTTCTACTTGATTTTCTAAAAAACCAATTTGCTTTTCTAGTTCCATTAACTTGATTCCTCTATTAAGTTTAATAATTGTATTCTACACTGTTTTGTGTCCAAAGTCAAGTTCCTTTTTCTTATAATTCGCTCAACAACTCATTGATAATTTTAAGAAAATGGCTATCGGTTCCATTGAGAATACTCGCCGGTCTCATTTATATAGAATATATTCCGAATACCCACATCTGATATCAATTGACGGCATACATCACATGGATATGAAATAGCATAGTCAAGATTTTTCAAGATTCTGACCACATATAAATCATGTCCTTCACAATTGTCAATGCCTCTTCGGATAATAGCATGTTGCTCAGCATGAAGGAATGGCCATTTAGTTCTGTATGCCATTAAAGGATGGGTCTTATAGGAATTATTGCCGACACTCAATATAGAGTTTTTCTCAACAAGGACAGCACCAAGCCTAAATGTGTTTCTTGGACCTACGCCGGGAGAATTCATAGCGACAGCCCTGGCAGCAATGAAAAATTTATCTTTCATTTTATTAAATTGGTTGCCGAAGCTATGCGTATCTAACTTTATAGCCGTGATGATGTTTTCGTTTCCCTTTTGCTACAGCTGTAAGGCAGTTAGCGTGTAAGTTATTTTCTCTACACCACTTGGCAAGGTTAGTAATCTTTTCCTCATGGCCATCAGGATAGGTGATGATATAATCTTTAGCATGTCCAGCTGCGCTCTTATCGATTTGAGCTTGTGTATGCTTCTTACCTTTATTCCAAGCAGGCCTTCCTTTATTTGCTTCACTTATTTTCTTTTTAGTTTCTTCTGATTGTTTCTTACCCCACCTCGCGCTATTCTCACCTTTCTGTGCTTCACTTATTTTCTTTTTAGTT